GCCGCGCAGCGAGAGCAACGACTAGCCCGAACTCGACTGCGCGCGATCAAGGGCTGCAAGTGCCACGAATCATGATATGGTTTCGATATGGATAACCAAGGACAGCCGGCGCGCCGGTCTCGGTTGGCGCCCGAGCCGGATTTCCTGGTAGAGGACATGGCGGAGACGCCAGCCATTGTCACCAGAGACGCACCAACGAATACCCTGCCGTCAGATGAGCGCGCGGCACCAACGACGCCACCGACGACGCCAGCAGCCCCGCCAACGGAACGCCGATCCGCGGCGCGCGTGGTCGTGACGGACATTCACATGTCGTTCTCTTCCATGGTGGTTTTCCTGGTCAAGCTGACCTTTGCCATAATTCCGGCGGCTCTCATCTGCGTGGGCATCGTCGCTTTGTTCGTCAGCGCCCTTGGCTGGTACTCTTCACATAGGTAACAACCTTTACGCTCTGACTGTGCCCACGGAAAAAGCCGCCTGCGTGCGGCCTTTTTTTCGACACAAAATACCCACATACGGATTGACACGCAACCCATACGCGGGTACAGTATCACTCATCGACCACCCACGGAGCCACCACATGCCCCACTTCGACCAGCCCGGCGGCGTTCTACTCGCCGAGCGCCTTTTCGCTGAAGCCTTCCCGCGTGGCCGCGAAGAGCGCAGCGAGGAATACCGGGATGGCGTGAAAGCTTTCCTGATGTACGTCTTCGCCGCGCATCCGATCCGGTGCACTTTCCCAGTTGCCTCGGCCCGTCGGGACGCTTTTTACTCCGGCATCGTCGAGGGGAAGCACATTGCCCGCCGCGAGCAAAACGCCCGGCGGGAAGACTGAAAACTGCCGGCCGCACCCGGCGCGACGCGGGTTTTCGGTCGCCTTTATAAAGTCCTCGGTCAGCGGGAAAACTGACGCGGCCGGCAGCCAACACAGAGCAGTGCTGCAAACCGCCCCGGCCCGAATCAGCGGGACCGACATGGCGTGAAACTGATCTGCGCGAGAACGCCAGAGTCCTTGGCGAATGCCGCAGGCGTGACCGGCTACGGAAAGCATGCCGGCGTAACGAGAGAACGAAAGCCTCGCGACAGCCGGAGAGACGGCGCCCACTCACCACCCGAGGAGCAACCATGACACGACCAATCACCGACACCCTGCGCCACATCGGCGGAGGCGCGTTTGTCGACACAGCCAGCGCCAAGCTTCAGGAGCTGGTCAGCGCTGTCGACGAGACCGGCAAAGCCGGCCGCATCGACTTGACCATCAGCGTCAAGAAAGCCACGCGCGGCGGCGCGATGATCCTGACCGGCAAGGTCAAGCTGACCAAGCCCGCCGAGCCAGCACTCGAGGCGATGCTGTTCGCGACGCCCGAAGGCAACCTGGTCGCCGACGATCCGCACCAGAAGAAGCTCGATCTGCAAACCTCCCCGCTGACTCGCGTCAGCCAATCACCCTGAAAGCCTGAGCCCCATGGAAAACAACCAAACGCCAAAGAACATCGCATGGTCTGGGACGACCGCGGGCTGATTCGCGGCGGAGGATGCCGAAGCGGAAAAGACGCCGGCGCGTTTTCACTCTACGTGGCCTTGCTGCATGGCGAGTATGTCAACGTCGGATTTCGCGCGACGCTGCCAATCTTGGGAGATCCCGAAGCATGAAAACTTGCGACCTTGCCACCCACACAGCTCCGGAGCGCGAGCCCAGCCAGCCACTGCGGCAGACCATAGGCCAGGCCATTCAACGCGCTTGCCGTGCTGCCCTGCGCCTTGGCCTTGGCTTGCGCATTCCGGCGTCGCGCATCCACCAGTACGACCTGCAAGCCGCCCGCGACCACGCGGCCGCCCAGGTGCGCCTCGCCCTCGAGGACTGCAGTTACTGGATGGGCGAACTGCACAGCCTCGACGAAAAACGCGCGGCAGTCGGCCGGGCAGCGCAGGCGCTACACGATCGCCGCGACAGCCTGAGCATTCCGACGCCGACCCGCCCCATTGACTGGTTTTGAGGAGAACAGCATGCAGATCACTGGCGTAACCGGCCTTGCGCCGGAGAGAGGCTGAAAACATGGAAATGACGGTTGTTGCGCAAGGTCCGGTTGACGCACTTGTTAGCCGTGAGGACACCTACCAGATGCCGCCCCACGGCTGGACTTGCTTCCACTGCGGCGAAACCTTCACGACGGTAGGCGCGGCCCGGATTCATTTTGGCGAGACGCCGGCAGCCAGGCCGGGATGCCGCGCAGCGAGAGCAACGAC